TGTCTATCGTGTCTCTCATGTGTTCCCCCTTGCTGCTAACCATGCGCCAAACGTTGCAATTTCAGGATAGTTCTTAAACCAGTCTTTTGCTGCTTGTTCATTAAGTGATTTAACGCCATGCTCAAGATCAGACTGAACGCACATTGACCACTCGTCTTCTATTCGCTCACGTTCATCAGCACGAACAAGGGCGGCAAAGCGTTCAAGTTCCCGCACAATGTCATCGCGCCATTGCGCCATGTTTGGTTTATCAAAACCCATAGGCTCAAGAATGTTTGCCTCCCTCGCCATGCGGATAATGTCTTCTCTTGTCATGCTTGTCCCCTTGCTCGGATGGCGGCAGCGATTGGGTCGCATCCAATATACCCATCAGCGACCTTTGCACACTCCTCACGCTCATCAGCCTGACCGTTTTTATAGGCATTACTTGACATCTGTACGGCATCAGATGCAAGCACCCAAAGATCGCCTTCAAACATTTTTGCTGGTGTCATCTCTTTCTTCCTTCTCAGATTCCTCTATAACAGGCTCTTCCTCCTGTGGCTTGGTGTCCCGCTGGAAGATAGCATCCCATCGGTTTGCATACTCCTCGTTACTCACCTGCCTTGGGCGGCTACTTGAGCCTTTCCCTCCATGCCATGCTGTCATAACACTTCCTCTTCAACTTCGACCATACGTCCTGTATAGCCATTGTATTGTAACTTACAAGCAGGGCCAGTTTCCCCGTTGTACCGATTCTTTGCCACTGCAATCTTTGTCAAGTGTCGCTCATCTTCGTTCTCAGCCATGCTATTGCGCTCCAGCGTGATCACAGCATCGCTCAACTGTGCAATGGCTCCTGAGCCTCGCAACTGAGACAGAGACACACTACCGCCATCCTCGTGACCTTGGTTGCCCTGTGGTCTACGCAAGTGGCTGACACAGATCAGGGTGATGTTCAACTCCTGTACCAGTGTCCGTAGCTTGGTCATCATGTTGTCAATAGCCTTACGCTCGTCACCAAGGTCTTGACCGCTAACAACAATGGAAATGTGATCAAGAAAGATAAACCTACAGTCACAAGCTTTAGCCATGTATCGGATTCTGTTGGATATGTTGTCCACATCACTACTACCGAAATGGTCAAACAGATAAATGCGATTACTTCCCAAGGTAGCATCAAAAGCCTCTTTCAGTTCCTGTTCATTAGTCGGTGTATCAGGCAGGTGCAGTAGCTTGTTAGCATGCAACGACATGATACTTCGAGCCGTCTTACGAGTAGATTCCTCAAGGAACAATCCACCGATATTCCAGCTAGTTGTCTTCAAGAGATTATACAGAATCTCCCTCAAGAACTGACTCTTACCCAAGCCACTGCCTGCGGTAACTGTAATCAACTCAGCAGGTCGAATGCCGTACAAGAGCTTATTCAAGCCTTTCCAAGGGTACTGTGCCTCTGCAATCGGCTCTGGCTTGGAGATTTCCTCCCAGAGGTCAGCAGCATTAATGATACCATCAGGCACATAGGGAGCAGCCTTCCACCAAGCATTAACAAACTCTTTGGTAGCCCCTGCAATCAGGTACTCACAAGCATCCTTGTAACCATCCTTGTACTGCATCACCTTAGCTTTGTTCCCAAACAGTTCAGCCACTTCCTTAGCAGCCTTCTTTCCCGGCTCATCACCATCGAAGCAGATCACCACAGAGTCAAAGCTATTGAGCCACTCATACTGAGCTTTACAGTCCTTCAAAGCAGCCTGAGCACCAGTACGGATACTCACTGTAGGGTAGAGAGACCCTTGCATCTGGAAAGCTGCGAGAGCGTCAAGCTCTCCCTCTGTGATGGTGATAGCCTTTCCTCCGGCGTGAAAGAGAGACTGACCGAATAGTGTTGCTCCTGAGAAATCTCCTGAGATCGCGAATTGCTTTGTAGGAACACTGCGCTGCTTAACAGCAGTTCTAACTCCGTCTGCGTTAGTGTAAGGATAATACTGGTTGCTTCCATCGGTGGTTACTCCATATTTTTCACAGGTTGCCTGACTGATTCCTCGGTCAGGGATTGATTTAAATGTGCCTTTCAGCGTAGCGTTAATGTCCATTGTAGTCACGATCTTTCGTGCCATGTTGTGCCTAATTACATGCCTCTCTTCAGCCTCGTGTTCATGCTCTGTCTTGTTACAGGCAAAGCAGTAGGTGTGTCCATCATCATACAGGCTGTTAGCGTCTGTGCTTCCACAGTGCTCACAAGCGATATGTCTCAAGAACTTGCTAGTCATGACGGTTATTCCTTGTCTGTAACATCAACTGTCTACAATCATTCCACCCTTGCACATACTCAGGGTGTTCCCCTTCAGCAGTGGTCATAACATCAGGTACTACAGGTGCTGCCAGTGGCGTAGCCACATTGGGTGGGGTGGTGTAGAGAGGTTTTATTTCCCTAGCGCCTGACGTATCAAATTTGTTGGCTGTGACACGCCATTTAAAATAACTACCACTGTATGAACCGCTGGAATACTCTGCTTCATACAGCCACGCCACAGGCTCCTGCACAGGTGCTGCGGGTGGGTTCCATGTGCCGCTGTCGCAATCACAACCGCTGTCCATTCCGCACTCAGGACATCCGGTCAGCCATTCATTAGGCTCCTGCACAGGTGCTGGCTGTGCTGCTGGTGGGGTGGCAACCTGCAAGGATTCCTTAACAGTTGGCTTTGCTGCCAGCATCTCGACCTTGCCCGGTGGCACAATCAAAATGCCCTGCGGGTCGCTTTGCACATCACGCACATCTCGCGGCTGTCCGGTGTACGGGTTGAACAGAACAGGCACGGCGTAATGATCGCGGTGTGCTGCCCATCCGGTTTGGCGATAAGCCACAGGCTCCCCGCGCTCAACGGAACTACGTTCCTCTGCGCTTTGCACAGGTGCTGGCTTTACCATCACACCATCTTGCTCAACGAGTGTAGCACGCTCTTCAGGTGTAAGAGGATAACCACAGGTTCCACAGTTTATGAGGTTTCTCATTATTCAACTCCGAAACGCTTCAAAATCTTGTCTCCAATCAAGTGACCGTATTCAAGTTCCTCTGTATCAGGAGTATTGTACCACGCAACCTTGGCACATTCCTTCACAATCAACTCGGCGAACTTTTCCATTTGATTGCTTCCGTCAATAGCGTCAAACCGATCAGGTTGATAGATTCCGGCCTGATTTAAAAGTTCTTTGATTCGTTTGTTCATGTGTTCTTCTCCTTTACAGCGAATTCTTCGCTGCCATACGTTAGTGGAGATTCTTTCAAGCATTGCTGACAATAGGCTGGCCCCGCTTCGCAGTGAGGTACAGGCTCATCTTGTTCAGCGCCAATGTCCTGCACAGGTTTTGTTCCGGGCCAATAGTCAGGATCAGGCACAGGCTCATAGTCCATTGCCAATTCCAATGCCTCATCCTTAGTCATGTGTTTACCATCCATCGTGTCCATCGTATTGCCTTTCAAGTTCATCCCAAGAGTTGTTGATTTGCTTATCGAGATAGTCAAATGCTTCAGCGTTTAGAGTGTCTACGATGTTAACATTCTTGTACCAGACTTCCAAGCTATCCCAGATGATATTTTCATAGTCACATCCATACATTCTAAACGATACTAATACTTCAGCACTATTTTCACCCAATGTAAGCATTAGTTGGTAAATCATTTAAGCACCACCTTGATAAGTGTTAAGACACCCACAAACAGTGAGACAATCATTCTTCTGACTCCTGCATTCGTTGTACTGCACACATTACATCGTACATAACCTGCTCATAACCATTTGCACGGATAAGACCAGCCATATCGTCAATAACTGAGTAATACCAGCACTCAAAGTGTACCAGTTCCTGCTCTTGTTTGTCCATAAATTCAATCATTGCATCATTCATGTTGTTGTCACCTGTTAACAGAAGTTAGACACACATAGACACTTATAGGACTTAAAAGTACCTAAGACATTACTTATATGCTTTAACATTACTGTATAAGATACTTATAGTAAGTATTTATAGTATGTAACATCTAAGCATAGATGAAATGTCATAGTGTCTATATAGTATATTATACATCCTCAATCGTCTTTGTCAAGATCTAAATTGTAACAAGATGTAACATTGGAGACATCCACATCATCCCCTTCGGTGGCCATCTCCTCAAACGGGTCTGCTTCGACAATGACACCTTGAGGGAGCTTTGTCGGTAGTCCCGGAATCTCCTTCAAGCATCCATCGCAAATGTCCAAGAATTCATTGGTCAAGGCATGTCGCCTAACCGATTCATGGTCTTTTAAGTTTCTATCACACACTGTACAACGCATTTAACACCTCTCTGGCTATGTAGCCCTTAGTCAATCAATTTAAAGCCCTTGTAGGCCCGTTTAAAGCCCTCTATGGGGATTCCTAGAGGGTAGGATTAGGTTAATAAGCCACTGAATCAATGTAACCTCCAAGTATGTAAGCAAAAAGCACTATAGCCAAGACAATCCAATGATTAGGTGTTCTCATGTTCAACCCTCACCATATCTTCAATGTCCAGAATGATCTGGTAGTCAACCATTCCTTTAATGTCGGGAGGGTTGTCGTCATTGTATCCTTCAAGATACAGGTCTGTGCAATTGACAATCAAGGGCAAAGTCTCTATGGATTGTATTTCACAAAGCCCATAGAATTCAAACCCTCTAATAGTGTAATTAAATTGTTTTAGTTTAATCATCTATCTCGTCCTTCAAAAGTCTTAATTCATGGAACAATTCGGCGACCATGCCATAAGCCCTAGCCAATTCCAAGTCCCCTCGGATATAGGCCACTCGTTCTGCTTCTAGTGCGTTGTTATACTTATCCTCCATGAAATAAGCATCTTCAATTTTTTCAATGTTCATCATAATAACGCCTCATCAAAGTTGTTAAGATCAATCGGTGTTGTCTCATGCTTGTCCTTGTCAGTCTCTAAGACCAACGATTCAGGGGTTTGCTCCCCGTTGATGTACTTAAAAGGCCACATTATAACAACCCCTCTGGCACATCAATGGTATCGCCCAGTTTGCTGGCGACATAGCACCGCATAGCGGCGATCAGGGGTGTTGTTCCGTGCCAGTGGTCAGAGCGTTTATGTTTCAGGCAAGCAAACCAGTCGGGATTGGCATCCTTGAACACCGCCGCTTGAACGGCAGACACATTGCACAGCAACTCAATCCCCTCCCGCTCAATGATCGGCCCACCGAATTCCCATCTTCCGAAGTAATTCACTGGGGCTAGGATGCCAGTCAATCCTTCGGCGTGTTGAACGGCCCAATTAAGTTCCTGGCCTGTCAATTCTGATACTTTAATTGATTTCATCATTTACTCGCTTCACAATGAATAGGTTAAGACAATCACCTTTCACCCACTTATCGGGGACAATTTCCCCCGTGTCAGGGTCGCAATAGGGTGTCTCAGGTGCAAAGTTATTGCAATCGTACCAGTGCTGGCAGATTGCCCGTTCAGTGGCGCTAAAGACCACTATACCGCTAGACTTGAATTGGACTTCATATCGTGACATGGTTAAGCCCTTAAAAGCACTGATACACGATTTCGCAATTAGTCTCTCCTAAGACCATTGTGTTTTCGTTCAGATAATCCAAGACAATTTGTTTTTCGGCATCCTCATCGCCAGCGGCCTCAGACAAGTCGATGCGGTAATTGTCTGCAATGTCTTTATAGTGGCTTGAATCGTATTCGCAACAAATGGCGATAACATCTAATTCGACTTCGGTGTTGCAGTCTTGTTCGTATTGCTCAAAAAAATCAAAGATAACGCGCAAGGCTTGATAACCGAATTGATCGTAGCGGTCATACGCGCGAAAAGCATCGACAAAGGAAGAGAAATTAACTGATTGCTTCATGTTGTAAACTCCAAGGTTTGTGCCTGAACATCTCAGACGGGATCTAGTGCCTTAATTGCACTTCAATGGATTCTAACATGAGAATCCATCAGGGTGGAATCAGCAGGGGAGATCAAGACCCAATTTTGTCATCGTTTCTTTTGTCACATAGTCCCCGCAATCCCCCAACTGGACTGCATAACCCTTATCAAACTCTCTCACTTTAGCGCATTTTGTCTCATTGCTCCATTGGTACTGATTGACACACATAGAATCAGGAATGACTTTAGCCGCATCCACCGCTTGATCGTAGGTTTTGAAATAGATTGGTTGCATGTTGTAAACTCCAAGTTTGTGCCTGAACATCTCAGATCAGATTAGTGCAGTAGAGTTGCACTGCAAAGGATTCTACACTAAATGCAAAACCCTTCACACTACATGGTCAATCAAGGATTAACCGCAGTCAAAGTAGATTGTCCGCTATTCTGGCGGTCTTTATAGTATTTAGTAATTGGTTTACTTTTGTTCCATTTTACAATTTCGTTTGCAATCTCTTGCAAGCGCCAGCCATCGCTTGCAGTGTTTGTACCGTTAAGCCAACGGTTAAGGCATTGAACATCGTTGTGAGTCACGCAGGGAATGTCACGGGCGACATAAAGGGCATTACCGTAGTAAGCCTCGCCCAAAGCGGTGGCGTTGAGTTCTTTGGCAATTTGAAAGGCATCGTAAGGCATGGTTCAACCCCTCCAAGCAAGCAAGACACCGATAAAAGCGAACACGGCGACACAAGCCACAGTGATGATGATTCCCTCAATCTTGGACTCTTGAGGTTCTGGTTTGTAGGTGTATTGGTGAGTGTGCATGGTTATCCCTCTTAAATGCCATCGCACGCAACATGGGCGCGAAACTGATAACGCGCCATACTGGTCGCATAGCGGTACGCCTTGGATCGTGTAGAGTGAAACTCACGTGAAGAAAGGTGGGCTTTAACAGGTACGCCTTGCGCGTCAGTTTCCCATCGTTCAACGATCGAGACAAACTTATTACCTGTTTTCATTGTGCGCGTGTTATAAGCAATGTTGGTTTTGGGGTTGTGCAGTTTCATGATGATTTCCATTCAGTACGATAGTGTACTCCAAAACCCTCAGCAAGGGCTTCAGGGTAAACTGTCAGGCTTCGATGGTTTTGAAGGTGACATTGACAGCGGCGTTATTGCTGTCAGATTCAACAGCGTGAAGCCAATAGATCAATTCGTCAAAAGCCTTGTTGAAGTCGGTGGTGTAGTAACCGACATTCACTGCTTCGCCTTCAAGGGTTACTGTACCCGCTACTGAATAGCTGTCAGGTTTGCCCTGATCGTTTAAGGTGGTGGTGAAGGTGAGTGATTGCATGGTGGTTTCCTGTCTGGTTGACTGCCCTGCACTATTGCTTGGCATGGGATAATTATATCAACAATCAACCCTCTTTTTGTCACACATGTGACAACCAGTGAAATATTTATCCTGAAATGTGTTGTTTTTATGCAAATCCTCAGGAAAACACTTTATAGGCCCTACAAGCCCTTTTACCCTGTGCCCTAGGCTAACCCCTTGGAAATAGTTGTCCACACTAATAATGGTACTTGTTCACAGATTCAGGTCTTATATAAGACTGATAACCTGTGCATAACTCTGGCATGGACTTTGCAGTGTTGTGGATAACTTTAACCTGTGTGCATATCCTGTGGATAACTTTGTAGCTTGTGAATTGGCTGGTTAGATTGTGACTGACAAGTATGCTTTGTGACTGACAAGTATGCTTTGTGACCCTTAGGTGTACTTTGTAGGTTCCTACATCGCCCCTCACATCTCCCGCCTACAAAGTGACTGATCAGTATGCACCATAACTGTGCAGACTACAATGTGACTGCTTAGTCTGTAATGTTTCGTTAATGTTTGTAATGTTTCGTTAATGTTCAGACAGTGACTGGACAGTACAGACAGTGACCAGCTAGTACAACTAGCGACTGACTGGTAACTTACTAGACTGTGCAGTCAGAGACTAGACTGACCAGTATAATTATGACTGCTCAGTATCTTTTGTGACTACTTAGTAGGGGGGAGGGGTATGGTGTATGAGTTTATCTTTGCAGGAGCCTCTAACGCTCACAAAAAGCTAAAAAGTGAATTAATTAGGGACAGATCAGAACGGTATGCTTAAAGTGCTAAGTAGTTGATATATAAGAAAAAGTATAAGGACTAGACAATCCGTAGTGTTCGGGCTATAAAGGTGAGGAAGACGGACACCGGAGGGAGTGTAAAAGTGTAAAAGATGTAAATATTTGTAACAAGATGAAGAAAAAGCTTGACAGATTGAACTTTGTATGGTATAATATACATATAAGGTTATGATAGTTCTAGTACGCTTGGTTGGACGTACAAGACTAAAGAGGAATCTGGACAGTTGATACAACGAATGTATAAGTTAAATACTATGAGTAATATTTATAATAATTACTTATAACAATTAACTTAGTAAGTTCTTAACTTATATGTTCCTTTAATGTACTTTAAGCATAGATGTTTTGTCTATCCGACAGGATGTCTATCAACAATAGGTTGTCTCCCTAAGAAAGGATAAAGACAAATGGATGAACAAGAAGAACAGCGTGAAGAACCAAGTAAACGTAAAGCTGGAAGACCAAAGAAGTCAGAGCTAAAAGAAATAAAAGAAAGTAGATCAGTAGGTCGTCCCAAAGGTGAAGCGGCTATTATCAATGAGTACAAGCTCCGTATGCTTAACTCACCTAAGTCAGCTAAAGTCTTAGAGGCTATATACGATGCAGCTCTGAACGATGAACATAAGAACCAAGCAGCAGCATGGAAGCTGATTGTCGATAGGATTGTACCTGTGTCGTCCTTTGAAGCTACAAAGCAGGGTGGCGGTACACCTCAGATTAGCATCAACATTACTGGCTTGAATCAACCTATGGTCAGCACCGATGAGGACATAATTGATGTCTAACGCTTCCGCTGAATTAAACTTTGCACTCCTTAACTGGCAACAGACTGTCTTTAAAGACTCTCACCGCTTCAAAGTGGTAGCTGCTGGTCGCCGCTGTGGTAAGTCTCGTCTGTCTGCTGTAACGCTGCTTATCGAGGCTTTAAACTGCCCTGAAGGGTCAGCAGTGATGTACATTGCTCCTACCCTCGGACAGGCCAGAACAATTATCTGGGACTTGCTGCATGATTTAGGTCGTCCAGTAATCAAGTCCTCCCACATTAACAACTTGGAGATTACTCTTGTCAACGGTAGAAAGATCCTCGTTCGAGGTGCTGATAATCCTGATAGTCTTCGTGGTGTGTCCCTTGTGTACGTGGTACTGGACGAATGTGCTTTCATTAAGCAGGAGATTTGGGAGAAAGTTATCCGTGCTGCTTTATCGGATAAGAAAGGTAGAGCTTTATTTATCTCTACTCCGTCTGGGCGTAACTGGTTTTATGACTCTTTTAAGCTCGGTAAAGAAGGTACTGACGAAGAGTGGAAGTCATGGCACTACACCACCCAAGATAACGAAACAATAGATCCCAAGGAAATTGAAGCAGCCAAGCGTACACTTAGTAGCTTTGCTTTCAAGCAGGAATACCTGTCTAGCTTTGACACATCAGGGTCTGACATCTTCAAGGAACACTGGATCAAGAAAGGTGAAGAACCTCGTGATGGTTCATACATCATTGCCATTGACTTGGCAGGCTTTGAAGACATATCAGACGGTACTCAGAATAAGAAGAGACTAGACGAATCAGCTATTGCTGTCGTTAAGGTCACTGATGATGGTACTTGGTGGGTAAACAAGATTGAGCATGGACGATGGGACATTAAAGATACCTGTATGCGTATCTTAAAGAACATCAAGGAGTTCCAGCCTCTAGCGGTAGGGATTGAGAGAGGAACAGCTAAGAATGCTGCCTTGACCATCCTACAGGACATGATGAGGCAGTACAACACCTTTGCTCATATCCAGACACTCACTCACGGGAATAAGAAGAAGACAGACCGTATTATCTGGGCCTTACAAGGACGGATGGAGCACGGTAAGGTTATCCTTAACGAGGATGGTGAGTGGAGTGACTTTGAAGACCAACTCTTGATGTTCCCTACCAAAGGCGTACATGATGACTTGGTGGATGCTCTTGCTTACATTGAACAACTAGCCCTTAACTCATTTGTCCCCGATTACGAGGACGATGACTTTGACGTTTACGACATTACAGTAGGATATTAAACAATGGATGACAACTTAGAACAGAGTCAGTATGACGAACCCACAGAGTCGGACAAGGAACTGGCTGATTGGGTTGTCTCCCACACTGACAAGTGGCGCGACTATCGTGACCAGAACTACCTGACCGAGTGGCAAGAGTACGAGCGTATCTTCCGTGGTCAGTGGGCCGCTGAAGACCGTACCCGTGACTCAGAGCGTAGCCGTATCATCTCCCCTGCCACTCAGCAGGCGATTGAGACCCGACACGCTGAGATCATGGAAGCTATCTTCGGTCAAGGTGAGTGGTTCGACATTGAGGATGACATTCGTGATGTGAACGGTACTCCTCTGGATGTGGAACAGATTAAAGCTCAGTTGATGGAAGACTTCAACCGGGACAAGATTAAGAAGGCTATCGACCAGATCGAATTGATGGCTGAGATCTACGGTACAGGTATCGGTGAGATCGCTGTCAAGACCGAGAAAGAGTATGCTCCTGCTACTCAAGCTATTCCCGGTGTCCAAGGTCAAGCAGCTATCGGCGTGGTCGAGAAAGACCGTATTGCCGTTAAGCTCATTCCTGTAAACCCTAAGAACTTCTTGATTGACCCTAACGCCACATCCTTAGATGATTCTATGGGCTGTGCCATTGAGAAGTTCGTATCGGTACACAAGGTCGTTGAAGGGATGGAAAAGGGTATCTACCGTAAGATTAACTTAGGGTTAGATGCTCCTGATGATGACTTAGAAGCTACCGAAGAATCAGTTACCTTCCAAGATGGTAAGGTTCGCTTGCTGACTTACTACGGTTTGGTTCCTCGTGAATACTTGGAGCAGTTGGAGAACGAAGAAGAGGTCGCTGACCTGTTCCCTGAAGACTCCTTAGCTGATGATTATGCTGAGTTGGTGGAGGCTATTGTCGTTATTACTAACGGTGGTAAGCTCCTGAAGGCTGAAGCTAACCCGTACATGATGAAGGATCGTCCTGTCATGTTGTATCAAGACGATACAGTCCCCGGTCGAGTGTGGGGTCGCGGTACAGCAGAGAAAGCCTACAACATGCAGAAGGCCATTGACGGTAGTTTGCGTATGGACAGTGATGCCCGTGCTCTTACAGCCGTTCCTATGATGGCTATGGACGCTACTCGCTTGCCTCGTGGTGCTAAGTTTGAGGTTAAGCCCGGTAAAGCTTTCCTGACCAACGGTGATCCTACCCAGATTATGATGCCTTTGCGCTTCGGGACACCTGATAACTCTTCTGTAGCTGCCTCTCAGAACTACGAACGCCTCTTGCTACAAGCTACAGGTACTGTTGACAGTGCTGGTATGCCTTCCGCAGCTCCTCGTGACGCTGGCGCAGGTGGTATGTCGATGGCTATGGCAGGCATTATCAAGAAATATAAGCGTACATTGACGAACTTCCAAGAAGATTTCTTGATTCCGTTCATCAATAAGGCTGCTTGGCGATACATGCAGTTTGATCCTGAGCGTTACCCCTCTGCTGATGTGAAATTTATTCCTACAGCTACCTTGGGTATCTTGGCTCGTGAGTTTGAACAGCAGCAATTTATTGCCTTGTTGCAGACATTAGGCCCAGACACACCAGTTCTGCCTCTGATTCTCAAGGGAATCTTGGGTAATAGCTCCTTGAGCAACCGAAATGAACTGATTGCTGCCTTGGATCAGATGAGTCAGCCTAACCCTGAAGCTCAACAACAGGCTCAGATGCAACAACAAGCTGCTATGGCTAAGTTGCAAGCTGATTTGGCCTTGTTACAGGCTCAGACAGAGAAGGTTATGGCTGAAGCACAACAAACAATGGTTGAAACTCAGTTAATGCCTGAAGAGTTGCGTGTGAAAGTGGTTCAATCCGCTGCCACTAACCTCGATAACGATGCTGATTTCGCTAAACGTATGAAACTGGCTGATTTGATGTTGAAAGAGAAAGACATCGACTCAAACGAGAGAATCGCACTCGCACAGATGCAGAATCGTCAGCCACAATAAACAAATGAAAGGAGTTTCCCCTTATGGATAAGGAACTTCAAGTGTATTATGAGGAAACTTTTTCAACAATGTCCACTCAAGGGTGGACGTTCTTGATGGAAGATCTCACCAAGTTAAAACAAGAGCTAGAAAATATCCGCACGGTCAAAGACGCACAATCTTTATCTTACCGTCAGGGCCAACTGGATATTCTAGACCTTCTTTTAAATCGCAAGAAGACTTGTGAAGAGATTTATGAGCAACTACAGCAGGAGGCAAAGTAATGCGCCGTATGTTTGAATTTGTTTGTGAAGATGGACACATCTCCGAAGCATTAGTTGATGAAACCATCAGGGAACTCGCTTGTCGAGCCTGTGGCAAAGAGTCAACGAGAATTGTTTCTATGGTTCGTTCAAAGTTGGAGGGCATCTCTGGTGCTTTTCCTTCTGCGTATGACGCATGGGAACGCAAGCGAAGTGAAAAGCTGGCACAAGAGAGGAAAGCCTCTTACGCTGTTCCAGAGTAACACTTCACATAAACGGGTAGGTACATTTGTACCCACATTTCATAGTCCTATAATCTCAAGAGAGACAGGAGAATAATAGTATGGCACTTATTGAGCAAGAATCGTTTGACCCAACACTGGACACGATTGATGAAGAACAGACACAAGAGACTCCCGCAGTGGAGCAAACTCCCGAGCCTGTAGTAGTAGAGAAAGTAATTCCTGATAAATACAAAGAC